TCCATTCTGCAAAGTTAGTTTCTTCGAGAATAGTCTTCCAGAAGTCACCATTGTCAACGATTTCAGCGGCGCGGTAGTTCTTACCAGAGACCTCGCCGGTCTCCTGATCTACGCGGGCATACCAGCCGACCTTCGGCTTGGTGATGAACTTACCCTCGAGCGCGAGGTCGAGCAGACCTGACCACTTATTGATACCTGAGTCGAAGCTAACCGTGATGGGGATCTTCGACTTCTCCCTGAGGTAGCGGGACTTCTCGATGTTGATCACGAAGTGATAGCCGAGCAGGTCCTTGTCGTCCTTGTCCTGCTGACGGCCGATGATCCAGATGTTGTCGGCCGAGTAGTAGATGCCAGTGCCGCCGGAGACGACCGGCTTAGAGTACATCTCCTGAGTCATGTACACGTGGTTAACGACTACCATTGGGATGTCTTTAAGGGTCAGGTGAGGCGTGACCATGCGGAACAGCGACTTGAGCTGCTTGGCGCGAGTCATGTCTGCAGCTGAGCTCTGCTTCATCGCGTCCTCGACTTCCTTCTTGGAAGCAAGGTTGCCGACTGAGTCGATGATGATCATGACCTTGTCGTCGCGCTTGATCTCAGACAGCTGCTGCATGACGTCGAACTTAAGCTGCTCGATGTCGGTGATCGGCGTGTGGACGACTGAATCAAGGGGTACGCCGAACGTAGTGAAGTAAGACTCAGGCGTGCCGAACTCAGAGTCGTAGAACAAGACGATGCCGTCCGGATGTGCCTTGAGGAAGGCAGACGCCATCAGAAGGCTGAACGCAGTCTTGAAGTGTTTAGATGGCGCGGCGAGGACCGTCAGTCCCGGTGTCAACCCACCGTCGATGCGACCTGACAGAGCGACGTTGATCATGGGAACTCTGGTAGGGATCATGTCCTTCTTACCATAGATCTTAGAGTCCGCCAGCGTGGCCGTGAAGTCACTAGTGCTGTTTTTTATTAAACGTTCTTTTAATGACATGTGTGCTCCTATATGATTATATGTTATTGTATACTATATCGTATGTTTTGTCAACCATCAACTAGCTTATTCATCTTCTTGATGAACGAGTCGATGCTCTTGATTCGAGCAGCTCCCTCCCACTTGATGATGTCTTTGTCTGGATTCTTTTTAAGATTCATTAGTAGAGGCATGATCATATCACGTAGCTTCTCTGCCTTCTCATTGTTTTCCTGTACGACAGTCATCTCTTCTTCAGTCGTAAAGGAAAATCCAAAGTCATGATTGTCGCTCATCTTTTCTTCCTTATAGAGTAAAACACAATTGGGTTCGCATTCCCTATGGAGTCCGCAGGGACACCCACCACCGTGATCAAACTTAGCCAAAGAAGTCCTCCAATGTACTGCGTTTCTCAGTATCCCAGCCGATGATCTCTAGGATAGACTTAATAGGATCAAGGAAGCACTTTTGGAACTGCATTTCGTAGTCGACGTACTTATGCAGGCCGAGCTCTTCCGGAAGATCATCCAAGACCGAGATCACAGTATCGTTCAAGATGTTTGGCATCTTCAGATAGGCGAACTTGATCTTATCACCGTCACCGATTAGTTGGTACTTTCTAGTAAGGCCTTTACGAGTCAATAGATCATTATAAAGAAGGGCACCCTTGACGTGAATAGGCGTACCCTTGATGTAGATCGTAGATCTATCCTTGTATTTATTAATGCCCTTCATGCCTCGTGGAAAGGCGACGTCCTCAAAAGGCAGCTCCATGAACTTAGTCCTGAAGTCGGCGATGTACCTTTGAACAGACTCCTCGTCGCTGTTCATGATGAGCTTGATAGCCTCCTTAATGCTCGACCGACAAGACTTTGGAGTTGACGACCTTACTGCCTCGATGCCCTGGATCTTCAGCTGCGGCTCGCTGTACTGAACTCCCTCGATGTTCCATGCGTTGAGGATGTACATCTTCTTACCGCGCCAGATACCCTTGTCGGCGATGGTCTCACGCTTCATGATCATCTTCTGCTGGTAGGCACTCATGTAGTCAGCGAGCTCCTGATAGGAGGTGTTGATCATCTTCTGAATAGGACCTTCACAGAACTTGTCGACGGCGTTGACGATGCTGAGGATCTCAGCCTCACCGGTCATCTTGACGAGAGGTTCCATGTTGACGTAGATAGAGTCAGTGTCGGATGCGATCACGTAGTCTACGCCGTTGGTCTTCAGCAGCTTATTGAGATACTCATTGATCTTGCGCTCGATCCAGCGGATAGACAGCTGACCGGACATAGTGATCGCCTCGGCCATGTCGAAGCTGAACCAGCGAAAGTATTCATTGCCAAGGGCACCGTAGGCTGAGTTCAATTGGATCTTCTTGGCAAGCTGCAGGTTATGGTATCGAGCGATGTCGTTGCTGATGAGTCGTCGGTCTTCTACCTTATCCTTAGAGGTATCTTCCAGACCTCGCTTGGCATCAAGCATCTTCTTCTTGTACTCAGCTCGGTCGTTGTACATCTTCTCCATCAGGGCAGGTAGGAATCCCTGCTTGTCCTTCCGGAACTGTACGCCATTGGCTGCTACGGCTACGACGTCGCTGCGCTCAATCTCAGCGCGACCTTCGATGATCGATTCAATACCGGGGAAGTACTGTTGACGACCTAGCATCATCTCAGGGCTGATGTTGTACTGCATGATAAGGTGTGGGTACAGGCTGTTCAAGTCAAACGATACCACCCACTTGCTCATGCCGATCTTTGGTTCCTTGACGTATCCACCGACGAGTGACTCATAGTTAGCCGCCCGCTTGAACTGAGGGATGACGATGTTTCTATCCAAGAGATAGTTATGGATGATGACGTCCCAAGGACGAACCGTCGTCATAGTATCCGAGTAGTTTACCTTGGCGTCGTAGGCGAAGGCGATCACCAGCTCGATGAACCCAAGCTTCTCCTCGAGCATGTCGATCAGCGTTACGTCGTGTACGTTGTAGTCGTAGAACTTCTGTGGGTTCTTTACGTACAGGTCGTTGAGGCTGCCGTACTCTGAGTAGTCTAGCTTCTTTACACCGAGTTCCTTCTCGGCGATACTGTCGAGCTTATAGCTCTCCTGCTGCTCAAACTTGAACTTCTTGTAGAGATTGAGGTAGTCTAGGACGTTGATGCCGGCTGGCGTGTACGTCTGGCTCTCACGACCGTGGACCTCAAACCTGCGCTCCTCGAGGATTCCCCAAGGCGACAGCTTCTTAGCCTCGTGCATGCCGAGAACGACGTTGATGCGGTTTACGAGATACGGGATGTCGAAGAACTCGATGTTCCAGCCGGTGACAATGTCGGGTTGATACCTACCTGACTGCCAGATCTTCAGGAAGTTATTGAGTAGGTACCACTCGTCCTTGCACTTGATGAAGTGCACGTTCTCGGCAGGCTCGTAGTCCTTCATGGCTAGCAGGACCTTCTCACCCTTGCGACTCAGGGTGATGGCGGTTACTTCCTTGTCTGCCTTCTCGATGTCTGGGAAGCCGTCGGACGAGTCGGTCTCGATGTCGATGCCGATGATGTTGATCTGAGAAGTATCATAGGCCATCTCACCATGAAACTTATCATGGATGAAGAGGTATTGGAAGTTGGTCAACCCATACACGTCGTAATTGGCTACTTCCTCATACCTCTTCAGGAAGTCGCGGGCGTCAGAGATAGAGTCGAAGTCCATCCTGACCACCTGCTTGCCGGACAGTGTCTTATACTTCGTGTTCGTCTTACCGTCGGACGGCACGAAGAGATACGGCTTATAGTTGATTACGTCTGAGAACCGACGACCATCCTTGTAGCCGCGAAGGTAGATCCGGTCTCCCCTCGCGAATACGTTTGTATAGAAAAACATGCACCACCTCTTTCATCTAACATTTCATTATATACTAGGTGGCGCAAAAAGTCAACTGAAGATGTGCAGCGCCTCATTGTAGTGAGCCTGACGATCTGCAAGACCGATTGTACCACCATTGATTCTCTTCGTTGCCAAGACGACGTCATGTCTATCTGCGATCTCATTGAGACCATGTGAAGCCCAGAACCATGCGGCTGACATAGCGGCACCCTCTGACGTAGCAAGGTAGTGCACGGCGTCCTCGACGCTCATGCCCATGTCGTGGGCGAAGTGAGCGTAGTTGTCGTGGCCAGTCAGCTGTATAAGACCACGCCCACGATAACGATAGCCATCGCCACTAGACTCAGGTCCATTGCCCATTCTATTAGCATATACACGGTTGGCTATCTTTTCTGGATTTCTTGCGTATGCATTTGGATCAACATCCTTAAAGTAACGTGGAAAGATTACAGGCAGGCGATCTGCCCTATACATCAGGTTTTCCTCGACGTGCATCAGACCGCCGGACTCGTGGCCGACCTGGGCCATGAACATGGCGATCCTAGCTGGATTGTTGATCTGAAAGTGTTCTAGTGCCTTATTAAGCGGTACTAGGTAGTCGTCAATCACCCTGGCTGGAGTGTGATCAAAAAACTTAGCAAGTTGTTCTCTCGTTACAAGCATATAGATCTCCTGAAAAAATAAAGGGAGCCGTGAAGCTCCCCTTACTTATATATCAGCGACCTACAGGATGCTCTCGCATGTTCTTTGCAAGCGCCTTGACATCGGATCTTGAGATACCCATGTCTCTTAGTTCTCTGTCTGTCATTCTATTGAGTTCGTTTAGTTCTTTGTTGAACGCAATAGTGTTTCTTACCCATTGGGCAGACCTAGCTGCCGCGCGGGTAATTTGATTGAGTTGCATTTGTCTTACTCCGAAAGGAATTGCTTCTTTGAGGACTTCTTCGTCTCTTGAGATCCATCGGCATCATCTACGATGTCGATCTTCTTTGGCTTCTTTGATTCGGGGATCACATGCTCAAGCCAAATTTTGAGCATACCATTAATCAAGTTAGCATTATGAATCTCAACGTTGTCCGCCAGCGTGAACTGACGCGTAAATCCACGGTCGGCAATACCCTTGTGGAGGTATGCAGTTGCTTCGTCACCCTTACTGTCTGCAGACGTGCTGCCCTTGATAAGGAGCTTATTGTCTTCGAGGGTAAGTTCGATGTCCTGCTTGGCGAAGCCAGCGACGGCCATCTCGATAACGTACTTGTTATCTTCGACTTTCTTTAGATTGAATGGAGGGTAGGATGTGGCGGCGTTGTTTGCCAGCCATTCAGCGTTCTCACGGAGGTTCTTTGCGATGGCATCGGCGCCGACAAAGAAGCGGTCGAAGTTGCTGGTGTCCAGGTTGTATGTCTTCCAAAAGGTCATAGTCGTTCTCCTTATAAAGCGAGATTGATGTTTTAGCGTCCCCTGAGGCAACGCCATTACTATATATAATACAGTTCTTAGAAAAGTCAACGGGCTAATGAAATAATTTTTTCATGCGTTCTTTTGATGTGACGTATATCGACATGTTCTCCTTGTCGAGAAGGTACAGCGGAGACAAGTCGTTCTCCCTGAAGACCTTGCCGGTCTCGAGGGCATAAATAAAGGAGTTATTCTTTTCTTCAGCAGCCATCTCTGCAGCTGCCTCTCGGATTGCCTTCTCAGAAACAACTTGTAGAGTCAAGAAAGAATTAACCATATTCGTACCTAACAGATGGTGGATGAAATGTTTGGATTAAGCAAGATAACCATATACCTACTTATAGCGGTCGTCTCGATGGGTGGCATAACCACCACGTACTATGTGTGGAAGCGTAACATCCAACATCAGGCGCTGCTTGAGTTCAACCAGAAACAGATGGAGCAGAACGCCAAGGACCAAGCAGAGTTCATCCGTCAGCAGCAGGAGATAGCTACGCAGCAGGCCGCGGCCGCTAGGGCGTTGGCTGAACAGAATGATGCATTAAACAGAAGAATGAGCGGCATTGATCGTTACTTGACTTCATCTCAGGCGCAGGATAGACCAGCATCTGATGTTCTTAAGCAGACGATCGATCGTCTTAGAACAGGAGCTACACAATGAGAATGTCTCTATTAGCGATGCCACTGCTTCTAGCGGCCTGTGGTACTGAAGCCGTCGTGGTTAGATCTACACAGCACATGGTAGTCATGCCGGAGGAGAGCCTGTTCAACTGCCCTACTGTAGACCAGCTGCCGGCTACGAGAAACCTTACGGACGTTCAGGTGGCCAGACTTATCGTGCAGCTCTACCAGAACAATACTACGTGTAAGAACAGCATGACGTCGATTCGTAAGTTCTTAGAAGACGCTAGAAACGCTACGACTCCGACTAATCAAGAGCAGAAGCGCTAGACACAGTCAGGTCTATAGATGAACTCATCTTCTCTGTAGAGACCTACGACTACTACTCGACAGATGATCTCTCGTCTAGCACCGGAATAGTTATACATATCTTCCGGTGGTATAGGATTGACTCGCTGTTTACGATTGAATGAACAACTAGTCAAGAGAACGATAGCTACTATAAGTAGCAGTCGCATTATCTACATACTGTTCTATATATCGGCCGGTTGTAGTGATTATAGCCAACCACGACTTGTCGACATACTGTTCTGTGGTGGTGGTGGTTGTAGTAGCCGTTATGATAGTGCGGGGCTGGCGCGACGTATGTAGTACCAGCAGTAGCGACGCACCCACTTAGACCTACGGCTGAGACGCAGATTAGCAGCAACTTCTTCATTTTTAAATCCTAAGGTTGATTATGTCTTTTTCTAGGCGATCGAGAAGGACGTTCATATGCTGCTTGTCTTCTTCCTTGATCGCCCTTCGCAGATCTTCCATCATCATTACTAGCTTATATTTATTGTTGCTTAGCGTATAGTAGTAGTTGTTCATCATAACTTTTCCTCAACTTGTCTGTGGACTTGAGCTCGTAATTGCCAATAGACTAAGATGTCAACATCCATCTTGAGATCATCGCCATATCTCCAAGCCTTGGAGTCTACTTTATTATGAACTTTATAAAAAGCTTCTTCCCAAGGTACAACTCTTAATTTAGGAACGACGCTCTTCATCGCTGTAGCCTCCACATGACATGATTTGGAACTTGAACTTGAACTCGTTTATAGGTTCGAACCCAGAGCGCTATACCGGCACCGGCTTCATTTCGAACTGCATACTCTGCCTGATTACTGGTCTGCCTAGAGACACTGTGCTTGACTACATTATGCAGCTGCATCTTAACAGGAGTCATTGCATCTTGCTCTTGATTTGACTTCGGACTTGAAGCCAGACATGATTCTCGACTTGATCCCGTACTTGTTCAAAGACTTGAACCCATACTTGATCTCTGGCTTGTTTATAGACTTGACAAAAGACTTGATCGTTGACTTGATTGTAGACTTGCTGTTTAACAGGAGTCATTGCATCTTGCTCTTGAATTGATTTTGGATTTGATCCCAAACTTGAATCTGAATTTGATTTCTGACTTGACCCCCGACTTGAAACCACACTTGATAACGTGATTGAATCTTGATTTGAACTAGGACTTGTTTACTGACTTGATCTTCGACTTTAAATCGGACGTAATTCTTAATAGGTGTCATTCGGACGTTATTCTTGACAGGAGTCATTGCATCTTTCTTTTCATCTTATCTCGGACTTGATTCCTTACTTGAACCCAGACATGATTCTTAACTTGATTCCATGTGGGATGCACGACTTTTTCCTCAACTTGAATACAAACTTGATCCCAGGCTTGCTTTGCGTTTTTGCCCTTAACCTTCTTCGCAACAGGAGTCATCACATCTTGATCTTGAAATGATCATAGACTTGATTCAAAACTTGATCTTCGATTTGATTTTCAACTTGCTGCCAGACTTGATCATAGACTTGTCTCCAAACTTGATTCTCGACATGCACCTGACCGTGAACTGAAAGTCGTACTTGACCAAAGACTTTCTGCTTAACAGGAGTCATCGCATCTTACTCTTGATTTGATCATAGATTTGATGACGGGCTTGCTCTTCAATTTGGTCCCATACTTGCTGAAAAATTTGAGTATAGACTTGATTCCAGACTCTATCGTAGATTTTATTTTGGATTTCACTACGAACATCACAAACTTGCTTCTTAACAGGTATCATTGCATTATTCCTTCCATACAGCGCTAATGCTATAACCAACATACCGAGAGGAAAGAACGATCTCACCAGCTTCCTTCAACTCAGGATGCTTGCGCAGGTGACGCTTGAAGGCTTTGAATGAACGGCATCGAGCAGTATTACTAAAGGAGCCATACTTGATGCACTCCTCATAGCTCATCCACTTCCTCTTCTTTTCAGACCACCAGATCTGAGAATCGGAGAAGTGTATGATACCAAAGAACCGTGAGTTGAGGATCCGAGTGTTTACGGGAGCGTCAAATGTAAAGTGCCACATATCAAAGCCTCCAGAAAGGAAAGGGGGCTTCCGCCCCCAGTTATCAAGTCCGAACTTCAAGATCCCGAAGCTGTTCCGGATCAACACCGTAAGTCCAGGCATTAGCCTCCAATGCAGTCTTGACGGTAGGAGGAACTGGGATTGCAAACTCACGACCAGTACCACAGAGCACGCGAAGGAACTGCTCCTTGCCAAGCCCAGGAAGATTGACGCGAAGAAGAGTACCGATCATGGGATCCTCATCCTCATCAATAACCTTAGCCTTGAGAGTCTTCAGGATGTTATTCCAGCCAAGGATCTCACAGGCAGCACGACGCTGTTCCATGTTCTCCCAAGTAAGAGCCATCTGTGCGGTAAGATGGCTCTTATCGGCAATCCACTCGTCAGGGACCGCAGTACCGTGCCATGCATATACCTTGAAGCCATCCGCATACTCAATCGCAGGACCGGTCTCAGAGTGCAAGCGATTATCTTCATCGAACTTGATGAAGAGCGGACGGTCCATGATACAAGCCCAGGTATCGAAGATCGCACACCAACCAGAGGTGTAGGCGAGATCGTTCAAGCCTTCGAGCTGAGGAAACTCAAAGTTACAAGCTTCCACGAAGTAGTCGTAGAACGACAGCCAGCCAGCCTCCTGAGAGCCGAAGATGCAGCCTTCGAGGAATGCTCCGACCGTAAAGTTCTTGATGCCTTCGGACTTGGCTTGAATCTTAGCCAACTCGAAAGCTTCCTGAGGACCGCGAGCAAACTCGACCTTAGGAGGGAACTTAACGTTGCCGCAGCGATAGGCATTAATGAGGCCCATCTTGGCTCGCTCGAAGTCCACTCGTTCGGTGGAAAGACCGATCTCGATCCACTTATCGCGAATCA